AAATCGTTAGACCTATGCTTGCGGATACCCAGGGATGGGGCTTGTTTATTTCTACACCACGTGGCAAGAATTGGTTTTATGATTTATACGCAAAGCAAGATCCGGATTGGCAGAGTTGGCACTATCCTACAATGATTAATCAATATATACCCAAAGAAGAGATAGAAGAAATGCGAAAAGATATGTCTGAGAGGCTATTTAAGCAAGAAGTTATGGCTGAGTTTTTAGACGATGATACTTGTGTCTTTAAAGGTCTTGGCAAATGCGTTGTGGGTAGCTTACAACAGCCTGTGCTGGGTCGAATGTATATCATGGGTGTAGACCTAGCCAAAACACTAGATTTTACTGTTATAACCGTAATAGATGCTGTTACACGTGAAGTGGTATCGTTTACAAGGTTTCAAGATATATCATGGGTTGAGCAGAAGGTTAAAATACAAGAAATTGCAAAGAAATATAACAATGCTCTGATATACATGGATTCTACGGGTGTGGGAGATCCTATACTAGATGATTTACAGCATTCAGGGGTGTCTGTGGAGGGTATAAAGTTTGATAACAAGAAGAAGATGCAGATTATAGAACAGCTTGCAATAAGCATAGAACAAAGGCTTATAACTTTTCCCAGGTATAGATGCTCTCTTAGCAAGAGTTGCATGATTTTGAGTATGTCTTGACACAGCATGGTAACATAAAATATGGTGCTCCAGAAGGCAAGCATGATGATTGCGTTATTAGCTTAGCTTTAGCCAATTGGGGCATGAGACCGTATCTGCATGAAGCACAGGTAGTAAAAGAGTCTATAGTTGTAGATAATATTGATAGGCAGGGTCAGGGCACACTTGAGTATGACTTTGCTGAGCACGAAAATATTATAGCTGGTAATTCAGGATAAGGAGTAACAAATGGCTAAGAAATTAGGTGCTGAAAATCCCATAAGCTTAAAAGAGCTTAATTCTTTAAAGATAACTGAAGAACTTCGCTCATTTGTAAACGATCTATCAAGTGATATAGAGGAAGAGCTGACTAATAGGGCACATTGGGAACAGCGTATAGATGTATTGAGAAATCTCCGCTATGGCATAAGAAGGCAGAAGAATCATCCATGGCCTAGATCTGCTAATTTTAATATACCGCTTATGGATTCTGATATAGAAGAGTCAAAACCTGGATATATGAATCTCCTTAATGCTACGCCTATCGTAAATTATGTAAAGTATGGGGCAGAGGATCAGGAGCCTGCAAGACGTAAAGAACAGCTCAATGATTGGCGTTTAAGAACTCAAGTTAAGTTTACTGAGCAATACGGATATGGTGTAGATAGGCTACTTGAACAAGGGGCTACAGTTTTCAAGACCTCATGGAAGTTTAGGACTGTGCGATATACTAAGCAATTTGATATAGTCGATTTTGATGATGCTACAAAGAATGCTTTGTATGATACTAGAGTAGATGATGATCTTCTTTTTGTATATTATTCAAGAAGAGTTTGGCGTTGATGTTGATATACAAGATAACGTAGATGAGATAAATGAGGCTATTGATAAATTTAGACAGGGTGAAACACAGTTTGAATTGGAGTTTCTTGAAGTAGCGGAAGATCACCCACAGGTGGTATCACGTAGTCTTAGAGAAGATATAATAATTCCAATAGATACAGTTATTACTGATGATAATATAGATGCTGCAAGGTTTATAGACGATCTTTGCTGGACCACTAAGAATGAGATTAAGGCAAAGATGAGAGATGGCACGTATATCGAATATCCTCCAGAAAAGATAGATACATGGGCAGGTCACGGGAGCCAGGATGGTCGTGTAATGGTGAAGAGGCCTGAAACCACATCAGAACTTGATGATGTTGTGCTCTTGCATGAAACATGCGTATGGTACGATATTAATAACGATGGCGTTGAAGAAAGGTGCATAGTTACATGGGCGGATTCAAGCCCTAGTGATATACTCCGTTTTATTGAAATGCCTTATGATCATGGGCAGTGGCCATATACTTTAGTTAAGAGGGAATGGAACGATCCTGGGGTGTACTCTTCTCGTGGCATTTGTGCGCTAGATGAGGATATGCAGATAGGCATATCAACAGAGCTTAATCAGACTGTAAACAATGGTACTATAGTTAATAACCCCATTGTAGTTGTTAAAAAGAATGCCGTTCAAAACGTAAGGAATAATAGGTATATTCCAGGTAATGTTGTAGAAGTTAATAACAGCACAGCAGATTATGACATTAGGCAATCTGCTAATATAAGTCAAGGTGCAAAACTTCAGATCGCTCAGTTTTTAAAGGGTTGGGCTAATCAGAGGATAGTTACCAGTTCAGCTATTATGAGTGATCCTACGAACTTACCAGGCTCTGGGCAGGGTGGTAAAAAGACTAAGGCTGAGATTAGCGCAACAAGTATGATTACAGGCAGAGCCACAGCACTTGATCTAGCTATATTCCAATGGCAAATGGCTAGGGTGTATTATCAAATAGACGCTCTTTATGAGCAATTTGGCTCTGATTCTGAGTTTGAGTTTATAACTGGCGGCAAAAAAGTTTCTACAAGCCGTAGGCAGATACAGGGGCGCTATAACATGACGCCAAATGGTAGACTTGACAACACTAATCCGGCAGCCAGAGCAGCTAAAGCAGTTACTATACAAACAATGTATGCTAATGATCCTTATATTAATCAATATGAGTTAAGGCGTTATGTTATGCAAGAGATAGATATAACATTAGCAGATAAGCTTTTAAAGACCGCTGAACAGTTGCAACAAGAAGCGCAACGAGGAGCTGTTCAAGCAGACCAGGCAAAGAGACAGGCTGTAGCTGAATCTGCTCAAGTTAAGAGGCTATTCGATTCGCTTGATTTGGAAAAGGAATTTGTTTCATCAAAAATTCAGGGTAAGCCGCATAGCAAAGAGGATTAGAAGTAATGGCTGATGTGAAGTATAAGAAAAGGCACGATAAGCAAAGACAAGATTTAACGATCCTTGAAAAAATGAATCGGAATAGTGCTGAAGATAAGATAGAGTTGGGGCAGATAGTTCAAGACGCTTTTAATTCTAAATTCGGTACTGTTTTCGTCTTATTAATTAATGGTATTATCGACGAGGAGCTTGCCCAGTCCGGGTCTAAAGGAGATTTGAACTCTGACAGGGTTTTGGGCAGGATCGAAGGATTGAATAAGCTTCAGGATTCACTCGAAACTTGTATAGCTCAAAAAGAATATTTGATGGAAGAGAAACGTGAAGAAGGAAAGATAGCAAGTGAAAAGGTTGAGCTTGCGCATGGACCGCAAACCATATAAAATTGCGAGCCTCCCACTGGCTTAAAATGAGAGTGGCTTCCCAAAGCCTAAAATGCGAGAGGAGATAAGACAATGGCAGTTAACGAAGTACAAACCACTCAGGAAAGCAAAGCTTCTGAACAGGAAGCAAAAGCTAAGGCAGTTGTCGAATTAACAGAAGGCATTGTTAAAACGATGGACTTGCCTGAAGAGGACAAAAGTGCGGAAGAAGAAACTGAAGAAGGCGCTGAAGAAGAAGAAACAACAGGCGCTGAGGGTGAAGAAGCTGAAGATGAAGAAGAGGAAGAGGAGAGTACTGAGGACGGGTCTAGTAAGGAATCGAAAGACGAATTAGTCCCGAGATCTGAAGTGAGAAAGCTTGAGTCAAAATTCGAACGCCGTTTGGCACAGGCTACAGCAAAAATAAAGAAGCTGGAGTCTGTTAGTACAAAGTCAACCGGTGATCCTGATCAGGAAAGGCTTGATGGTATGACTAAAACTGAGTTGCTAGCACTCAAGAGAGAGGTCAGAAAATCACAGCTTAAAGCACAAGATGATGACTTGAAGCTTGAAAAGCTTTTGGATCTTGAAGAGAAGATAGAAAAAACCTACAGTAACTACTCTGATAACTTTACGTCTAAGCAAATAAATTTGCTTAATGAGAAAGCTCAGGAAATAACTGATGCTGAGGGTGATGCTCTTAATAAGCAGGCTATAAGCGCTATTAAGAACAAAGCTGCGCAAATCTATAATAATAGCCCAGTTCTTCAGAAGAGTGAGCGTGGTCAAGCGGAAGCGCTAGACCTAGCTTACCAGCACTTTGTTGAGATACGGAAGGTCCTATCAGGCAAAGACAACAATAAAGACCTTAAGCGAAAGATGAATACATTGAAAAAGAAAACATCTTTGGAAACATCAACCGCAAAGGGTAATAAAGTCAGCTCTCGTTTGAAGTCGTTACGAGACAAAGCTAAAGGTGGAAGTCTGATGGATAAGGAAAACCTTATCCGGCATGACCCCAGGTTTGGCATTGATGCCATAATTCCTGATGAGTTCAAGGAGGAGTAAAGGAAATGGCCAGTACACAAACTAATACATATTTTGCAACAGGTGATAGAGAAGGTCTAACGGATACTGTAGCGGATCTCTTTGCAGATGACGCTCCATTTTTTCGTATGGCCCGTAAGGTTAAGGCTATCTCTACGAAGCATGAGTGGCAAGATGATAACCTTAACGCAGCAGCTACCACTGGCATAGTGGAAGGTGCGGCAATAAGTTATAGCCAGAATGCTACGAGGACGAGGCATGCCAATTATACTCATATACGTTTGAGAAATTGGGATGTTACTTTTACGCAGATGGCTGTAACGACCGCAGGTATTAAGAATGATGTTGCTCGTGAAGTTTTAAAGTCGCTAAAGGAGATTGTGACTGATTACGACAAGATATTTCTTAATACTGGCAATACCGCAGTAGGCGCAACTGGTACCGCTAGGACTGCTAAGGGTATCCAGAAGGCGATAGTGACCAATACGGCAGTAGGGACTGGAACTGGTAACTCTGCGCTTATCCAGCTTACAGAGGATAGCGTAAATCTTCTTTTGCAGGGCATATGGGATGCAGGCGGAGATCCAAGAGCATTATTTTGCGGTGGACATAATAAGAGAGTAATCTCTAAAAAGTTTACAGCGAAAACTGGTTTCACATTCAACATAAATGCTTCCACTCGTCAGGCGATTAATAATATTAACAAGTACGAAGGTTCGTTTGGTACAGTTGATATTATACCTGACAGGCAGCATATGGTACAGCGTATCACAATAGTGACACCTGATCTTGTAAAGGTGGCTGTGCTTAGAGATATACAGCAGTATAAGGGCGCCAGGACAGCATCCAGTATAAAGGGATGGGTCGAGGGCGAAATGACGCTTGTATGGGGTAATGAAAAGGGTCATGCTAAGGCCAGTTACCTCAAGTCAGGCGGGACTATAGCTTAATAAGCTGGATAGGCTAAATAAGTTATAAAGATCGGAAGGGCGGTCAGCCATATAGGGTGCGCCCTTCCACCTTTTGAGGTATTTATGAAAGAAACAAAAAAAGTAGAGACATTGGATCGTTCATCAGCCAACTTATTAGCTGATGCGGTAAATGATGTAACAAAAAAAGACAGTAACGTTACCGACAACCTCGAAAACTTCGTAAAGAAGGTCGGGGCTAAATTTATTGAAAGAAAACTTGATGAATTTCCAATGATATGTGCTGAAACACGCAGAGTTAATTATTTGAAGCGCAGGCAGTTTGAAGCTATTCAGAACGCTGGTGGATGGAGCGAAAAGAAAACATTTAAGTTTGACTATGAGATACCTAGATCGCTTTATTTCTTCATGCAGAATTTAGTTTATAGGGATTTTTGGACAGAGGAAAATGAGAAGCATTGGCGTCCTTTTATGAGAGCTATACTTTCAGGGCAAGATCCTGAGCAGGTATTGGTAAGAACAAAGATGAAGTTTGGATCTAATAAAGATACTAGCTTAATATATTAGGGGTTATTATGGGGCACACTCTAAAAACTCTATTTAAAAAAGATATTCTTGCCAATACTATATTTAATAATAGATTTGTCATTGAAATATCAGAATCCTTTCACTTACATTATAGAAACCTTCGGCTTAACTTATCATTATCTGACTTTATTGAAATAGCCGAGGGTTTTATTAAGGCTTATGATAGGTGGAAGATAAGGGGTAATCCGGAGCCGTCTAAGAATAAGCACATAGAGCTGTGTAGGAGAAAGGTAGGCCAGGACGTTAAGAATGATGGTCTACAAGTTAATCTTAACGCAAATTTGTATAATAAAAATGAAGGGCGCATATTTTCAGAGGGCGCAGATTTTAAGGATGACAACTACATTCATTTAAAAATAAGAGATATTCGTATAGAAATGCCAAAGGACGAATTTAAAGAGTTTGCTAAG